GCATTTGTGCTCCCTTTTGAATTTCCCGTTGCACTGCCAGACGATTCGCCGATAGCGGTCTGTGGAGTGCCAGGTTTTTGACCCGAAAATTTCGCCGCAGTCGGCACAGAAGATCTTCCCGGAAAAGGGACTGGTCTGGCGGTGCCGGGTGCGGCTGTTTTTGCGCCGCTCCAGCTCCGCTTGCACCTGCTCCCACTCCCACGGCTCGATAATGGCCGGGTGGCTGTCCTCCACATAATATTGGGGCACTTCTCCCTCGTTGATCTTTGTTTTCTTGGTGAGAAAATCCACCGTGAAGGATTTTTGCAGCAGCGCAGAGCCTTTGTACTTCTCGTTCCGGAGGATGCTCTCCACGGTGGCCCGCTGCCACACGGTTTTCTTGCCAGGAGTCGGGATTCTCTCCTCCGTCAGCATGGCGGCAATGGCGTTGGTGGATTTTCCTTGGAGCAGCTCCCGGTAGATGCGCCGGACGACCTCCGCTTCCTCCGGCACGATCTCCGGCAGTCCGTCGGCACCTTTGCGGTAACCGAGGAACTGTCCGTAGGGAATGCTGACCTTGCCGTCGGAGAACCGCTTCCGCTGTCCCCATGTGACATTTTCGGAGATACTGCGGCTCTCTTCCTGCGCAAGGCTCGACATGATGGTGATGAGCAGTTCCCCTTTGGAGTCGAAGGTCATGATATTTTCTTTCTGGAAGAAGCATTCGCAGCCGGCTTCTTTCAGTCTGCGGATGGTGGTCAGGCTGTCCACGGTGTTACGGGCAAAGCGGCTGACGGACTTGGTGACGATAAGGTCGATCTTCCCGGCAAGGGCATCCCGGATCATACGATTGAAGCCGTCCCGGTGCTTGGTGTTGACGGCACTGATGCCCTCGTCCGTGTAGACCTCAACAAAATCCCAGTCCGGATTCTCTTGAATGAATTTTGTGTAATAGTCCACCTGTGCTTCGTAGGAGGTAAGCTGTTCCTCGCTGTCCGTGGAAACTCGGGCATAGGCGGCTACCCGGCGGCGAACCCGCTCTGCGGTGGGTGTTTTGGTATGGATATTCAGTGTGGCGGGGATGACGGTGACGTTTTTAGCTTTCGGCATGGCGCTGACTCCTTTCCCGTGTTTTCTCTCCGGCGGCGATGCGCATTTCCGGTGTCCAACTCTCGGCGCGGGAGCGGTCCTGCCACCGCTGTACGGTGCGTGTTCCGTCGGCAAGGGTGAACTCCAGAAGATTGTTGTTGTGGGCTGTGATCGCCGTTATTTTGCCCATGCGCCCCACCTGAGCGGCAGCCTGCATCAACTTCTCCTCCGGGATTGCCTTGGAAGGGCAGTGGGCTTTGCCGTAGGAATTGTAGGTGGAGCAGATCCAGACCGGCCCTGTGGCGGTGGTCTTGCGGCGGTAGTGTTTGCCGCAGTTGGCGCAGGTGATCCGCCCCGAAAAGGGGGATGCTTTCTGTGGCTTGCCGGGGGCATACTTTTCTTTTCTCCGTTGGATTTCCGCTTGAACGGCTTTAAAGGTTTCCGGCGAAATGATAGCTTCATGGGTGTCCGCTGCATGGTAGCGGGGCAGTTCCCCGCAGTTTTTTCGGGTAACCTTCGTCAGGTGGTTTTCCCGGAATTTTGTCTGGAGGAGAAGATTCCCGGTGTAAGTATAGTTGCGAAGAATGCGCTCCACGGCACTCTTGTGGAATATGCAGCCGTTTTGTGTAACATAGCCGCTTTCGTTCAGCCGCCTGGTGATGGCGGTGACGCCCTTCCCGGCGAGGTAATCGGCAAAAATGCTTCTGACGATCTCGGCTTCTTCCGGGACAGCGACCAGCTTATCCCCCTCCCGGCGGTAGCCCAATAAGAAGAAGCGCCAGGGGATTCCCGCCTCGAAGTTTCGTTTGACCCGCCATTTCTGATTCTCGCTGGCGGAAAGGCTTTCCTCTTGGGCATAGCTTGCCAGAACGGAAAACATCAGTTCGCCGTCGGCGGTGGCGGTATCGATGGATTGCTCTTCAAAATAAACGCTGATGCCCAGTTCTTTCAGTTCCCGCACCGTTTCCAGAAGTGTCACGGTATTTCGGGAAAAGCGGGAGATAGATTTGGTGATGATGTGGTCAATTCTCCCTGCGCGGCAGTCGGCAAGCATCCGCTGGAAGTTCTCACGGCTGTCCTTGGTGCCGGTTTTGGCTTCGTCGGCGTAGACCCCAACATATTCCCAACCGGGGTGGTGGCGGATGTAGGTGCTGTAATAATCTACCTGCGCCGCCAGGGAGTGCAGCATGGCATCTTTTCCGCTGGACACTCTGGCATATGCCGCCACCCGGAGGGCTTTGGGCATCTGCGGTGCAAATTGAATTTTCTTTACGGTTCTTGACATGGTATCCTCCTTCGCTTTTGTATCAAGTATCGTCAGCTACATATATTGCTCGGTTCGGAGGAGATAGCAAGTCCATATCCCGACAAACTTCAGAGAAATATACTGGTTTGTTTCAGGCCGGTTTTCATGGCGAGAACGGCGTTGGCACGGTCACGGGTTTGCGTGTCCACTTCTCCCGTACGGCAGAGGTTATCCATCGCTGCGCAGAGGATCCGATACAGAACGAGATCTTCTTGCGTCGGCATAGCAGAGGCGGGAACAGTATTTACGGTTTTTGTTTCCATAGCTGACAAACTCCTTTCCACAGAATCGGCAGGCCAGACGGTAGTATGCTTTCCGCTGCACCTTTTCCGGGTGGGCATTCCACCAAGCGTTCCGGCACCTGTCGGAGCAGAAGTATTTCGCTTTTCTGCCCTTATGCTGCATGACCGGCTTTCCACATTGGCGGCACCCGACCTCTACCGTATCTTTCGGTGGATGGCGGCGGATGTAGGAGCGGACGGTATTGACGGAAAGCCCAAGGGCAATCGCAATGTCCGCAGCACTCTTGTCACGGCTGCGCATGATGTTCAGAATCTCAATTTCATGTTTGGTCATTTTAAAACCTCCCTTGTTTGATTCCGGGGTAATTCCCCTTTTGATTTCGCCGTTTTTGTGCGTAAGACCCCGGCCCGTTGCCCGGAGAGAAAAGGCACAGAGATTGCGACCGCCCCTTCCCCCTTGGGTGCAACGGGCAAAACGGACGGGTCACGTATTCAGTACGGCAGGATTTGTGAGATAGATCTCCGAGGGACGGCGGCCAACTCCCAGGGTCGGTTCTTGGAGCTTGACGGCAATGTAGCCATACTCGCATAGCCGATTCAGCACGGGCTGCAGAGAATCTGCGGTCTTGAAACTGCGGCAAAGCCGCATGGCATCCCGGCGGGAGAACTCCGTAAGCCGTTCCCGCTTGATAAAGGACAGCAAGTACTGGGCGTCTTTGTTTACCGTATCGGCCCCCATGAGAGAATAGGCGGCTTTGGCGTGTGCCAGAAAGTATCTGCCAATGGCAACGGCATTCTCCATGGTCCCTCTGTCGACAGAGTCAAACATGGAATCCTTGGGGTATTTCATGACGTGCAGAATCCCGCTGATGCGCAGGACAGCGCCTACAAACTTACCTGCCCAGTCGGAGATCTCCGCCAAGTCTCCTTTCAACCGGCCTTCCACCTCGTTGAACAGGGCTTCCAATACCTCTGCCGCTCCGTCATCCAGACTGATCGGTTCCTGCTCGTTGTTACCGGAGAGAATGGTTTCGACCAGATCCCGGTATCGGGATTTCACCCCCTCCGGGATTGGCTCTGCGGAAAAGGAGCGCCTGCCCACGGTGGATTTCGGCATGGAGTACAGGAATCGGGCGGTAAGACCACGGCCACGAAAGGTGTTGTTGCTCATCAGACCGTTCAGCACCTCGGGCTGTACCGCCAGTACCATGGTCAGTGCCGGATGAATAATGCTCTCACTGGCTCTGCCCACACGGTCGACCCGGATAGTATCGCCGCTGTGCCCCTTGAGGAAGACGTCAATGTTCACATTGCGGTTGTACAGACCACTCATGATACTGAAAATGCCGCCCTCTGCGGAGACTACCGCCGCGCGTCCTTTGTTTTCCGCCAGAGCGGATGTCAGCTTTTCGGAGGTTACATCATCCACAAACAGCCGCAGCGGTTTGGCAGGCTCAAATTTGGCAAGCTCCGCAGCCTTGGCGCGAACTTCCTCCTCGGTGGCTTTACCCTTGGAAGCCCGTTCCACCAGGCTGCGTTTTTCCTTTTCCAGCTTGTCCTGAATCATCCGGCTTTCCACGATCTCGGCGTTGCGACGGGAATTTTCCTCCTTCTCGTATTCTTCCACCGGTCGGATCATCATGGACAGTACCGAGGATTTCCGCTCCGCCGGTTCCATGATGACAACCATATAGGTGTTGAGAGGTTCC